TGCTAACTGGTTCTATCAAAAAGAAACGTTAGTTAACATTTAGGAGGTAAACATGGCGAAAGCATATAGATGTGATTTGTGCCAGATATTTACAGATTACGCCCACAAAGTTGATGGGCTTGATTTTAAAATTGGGGAATACAGAGATGAATTTACAGGAACCCACGATAGGAAGCAAGAGGTACATGAAGTGTGTCCAGATTGCTATAACAAGATTATGGATACAGTGGAATCTTTGTATTCTCGTAAAAATTAGCATTTTCCAAAATGGAAACAGTTGAGGGGAATTTAGGTTTTCAGAAGGAGTTATAGGATGCGAAAAAGTAAGTGTCTAAAAACGCATTACCCAGAATCCATTTGCATGGCAGAAAGAATTGTATTATTTAACGGAACCAGATTTCGTATTGCCTTGAGCGGTCATGAATTTTACTGTGATAAGTGCAAGAAGGTTCGGCGTTTGTGGTTCATTAATAGATAATTAACATTTAACAGAGGTGGAAGATGAAAATATTTGATTATGCAGATTTGGGTAGTAAGCGTTCGTGGGATTTCAGCATGAACGGACTTACTCCTGAAGATAATGGGATAAAGCCCATTATAGAGACCGACAAGGAAATCAACATTGGGGACACGCTAATCATAGACAACACTGCATATGGCGTCACCTCCCTAGCCGGAAAAGGGGGGAGGTATCATACGGCATATGTTAAGAAATTAAAGTTACAGAAAGTTTTTATTGATGGCGAGGAGCCAGAAGATAAAGATTACACAGGACAGATTACTTGTCCATATTGTGGATATGAAAATGGTGACAGTTGGGAAGCTGACGATGATGAAGACGAGTGTGAGTGTCCTTGCTGTGGCAGTGTGTTTTCATATCAGCGGAATGTAACGGTGGAATATTGTAGCCAGCCTGTGAAAAAGGCAGAAGTAGTTCATTTAAACTGATATCAGTAGTATTAAGGTTTGGAGGAAGAAAGTGTAATGATGTGGGATTGTGATAGATGTAAGAACCAAGCACCTGATGGATTTATCAACACTCTTTGTTTGGATTGCAAGAGACAGTATATAGGACAGGAAGCGGAGGATTATAAACCAGATAGATTTGAACAACAGGAAGAATCAGAAAAAGAACAGTATCCTATGTTGGAAAAAATAAAAGCGGTTGAACCGGCTTCACGTATTTGTGGTGATTTTTTGGATTTTATTCGTAGCAAGTATGTCTTATTTGATCCATCTTTACCGCGAGAACAATTTGGATATGTTGGAGCTGGTGACCATATAAATTCAGAAAAGTTACTGGCAGAATTTTTCGACATAGATTTGGAACAGGCGGAAGAAGAACGGCAACAAATTTTAAAATCCCTTCGTCCGCAAAACTGAGATTTGTGTGATTTTGAAAGGACAAAAAGAATGGCTAAAATAAAGCTTGAAATGGAACATGGCATTATGTATGAGTGTCCTAACTGTGCCGGAGAGGTTGAGATGGGACAGGACTATTGTCAAGATTGTGGAGAACCACTGGAATGGGTGGAGGATTTCTATGAGAAAGAAAGCAGACAGTAAACAGGCCAAAGCCAACAAGGTCCTGCGGACATCGGCCGTGGAGGCATCAGCTGAATCAGCCGTCCGGGAACCGCCGCCGGATACATGGCCTGTCAGGATGCCGCCCTATGCATACACCAGCCTGTGCCCGGTTCCGGGACTGCGTCGGCCGCCGAAGGGAGTGATATGGTATTATGAGACAGTGCTACATAGACAACGGGCGCCGCGCGTGTGATGGCCAGCGCAACAACAAGGGACGGATACGGTACGGGTGCTGGGCATGCCCGTGGCTGGATGCGGGAGGAGGTGATGCCGGTGGACAAGGTCAGAAAGCGGGACATGAAGCTAAGCGATTATAACATTTCCCGTGCCAAGTATAATGAGTTGAAATACTTCTGTATGCAGTATGAGGAGAAAAAGCAGGAACTACATAGGGGGTATGGCCTGGGTGCTGTTGTCAATGACGGAATGCCAAAAGGAAATATACCAGGGAATCCAGTGGAACGTACGGCGATACACAATGCCATGCTGCAGACGGATATTGAACTGATAGAACAGACTGCCATGGAGGCCGATGCAGATATCTACCAATGGTTGATTAAGAATGTGACAGAGGGTATCCCGTATGAGTGGTTAAATGTACCGAGAGGCAGAAAACAATTTTATGAGTCGCGAAGATATTTTTTTTACCTTCTGGCGCAAAAAAGATAAAAGTGGATAACTACGAAGGGGTACTTCCATGATATTATGATATCATCGAAGAAAAGCAAGAGGGGCATCCAGCAATGGGTGCCTTTTTGTTACCCATTTCCCGGCGTCTGAAACTTAGGGCGTCCGGGCCTCCTTCAAAACAACACGAAATGAGGTGAGATTAAATGGCTAGAGCGCCAGATGCAAGAATAGAACAGGCTGAGGCCATGTACCGGAAAGGCATCAAATTAGTTGAGATTGCAAGTCAACTAAATTTGCCAGAGGGGACGGTCCGCCGCTGGAAGTGTACACACAAATGGGATAACGAACGTTCGGATAAGAAAAGCGAACGTTCGCAAAGAAAGAAGGGAGGCCAGCCCGGTAACCAGAACGCTGTTGGGAATGAAGGTGGCGCCCCTGACCTAAATAAGAACGCAGAAAAATACGGTTTCTTTTCGAAATATCTTCCGGAGGAGACCGTTTCCATCATCCAGGAGATGCCCACGGACCCGCTGGACATTCTCTGGGACCAGGTACAGATAGCCTATGCCGCCATCATCCGGGCACAGTCCATCATGTATGTGAGGGACCAGAAGGACGTGACCATCACTAAGATAGGCCATAAGAATGGGGAGACGGTCACAGAGGAGCGCTGGGAGGTACAGCAGGCCTGGGACAAGCAGGGCAACTTCCTGCAGGCGCAGGCCAGAGCCCAGAAGACGCTGGAGGGGCTTATTAAACAGTATGATGAGCTGCTGCATAAAAACTGGGATTTGGCCAGTGAGGAGCAGAAGGCGCGGATTGCACAGCTCCGGGCCCAGACGGATAAGCTAACTGGGAACAACCAGGAGCTGGAGGACATGGAGGAGATAGAGGGAGATATCTATGGCAGCGGTAAATAGATTTGTCAGGAAAAAGACCATCCCATTCAACTTTTCCGAGAAGCACAAGGATTATATACGTAGGTGCGAGGCCTGCATGTATAACGTGGCGGAGGGTGCGGTCCGTGCCGGCAAGACAGTGGATAACGTGTTTGCCTTCGCCCATGAGTTGAAAACCACACCGGACCGGATTCACCTGGCTACCGGTTCCACTATGGCCAATGCGAAGCTTAACATTGGTGATGCCAATGGCTTTGGGCTTGAGTGGATATTCCGGGGGCAATGCCACTGGGGGAAGTACAAGGACAATGAGGCGCTGTTTATCAAGGGCCCGGACACAAGGGGAAAACAGAAGATAGTAATCTTTGCGGGAGCCGCCAAGGAAGATAGCTACAAGAAGATTCGTGGAAACTCCTACGGTATGTGGATTGCAACTGAGATTAACCTGCATCACGATAACACCATCAAGGAGGCATTCAACCGTCAGCTGGCTGCCCGGCGCCTGAAGGTGTTCTGGGACCTGAACCCTGATAACCCAAGGGCGCCCATCTATGCGGAGTATATAGACAAGTATCAGCGACAGGCGGATGCAGGGGACTTCCCGGGTGGATACAACTACATGCACTGCACCATCTACGATAACATCAACATCACCCCAGAGCGTCTGCGGGAGGTCGAAAGCCGGTATGATAAGAACAGTATCTGGTACCTCCGGGACATCAAGGGAATGCGAGTGGTGGCCAATGGCCTTATCTATCGCCGGTTTGCTGATGATACAAGTACCAAGCAGTACACGTTCCGCCTGACAGATAAGCCCAAAGACATCATGGAGATTATCCTGGGGATTGACTTTGGCGGCAGTGGTTCCGGCCACGCCTTCACGGCCACAGCCATCACCAGGGGATACCATAACGTGGTTGCACTGGCATCAGAATGGATTGGTTGCAAGGATGAGAAGGGGAACCAGATAGAGATTGACCCCGAAATGCTGGGGACAATGTTCTGTAACTTCTGCCAGAAGATAATCAGCAGGCACGGGTACATCACAACAGTGTATGCAGACAGCGCAGAGCAGACGCTGATAGCTGGCATCCGGAGCAGCCTGCGTAAACATGGACTTGGGTGGGTCCGTGTAGAGAATGCCCTGAAAACTGAAATCAATGACAGGATTAACGCTACCGCCATCCTGATGGCCCAGGGGCGTTTTTATTATGTCCAGGGCGAGTGCCAGAGCCTTGTGGATGCATTGAGTACTGCAGTGTGGGACCCAAAGGAATTGACGAAGAATGTCCGGTTAGATGATGGTACAAGCGATATTGACAGCCTGGACAGCTTTGAGTATACGTTTGAACGGCAGATTAGCAGGCTCATAAAGTATGGAT